CGGATTAGAAAGGAAAGAAAATGGGACTCACAGTCGCTGCGCCTAAGGGCGGTAATTACACCCCTCCGCCGGCTGGCAATCACCTTGCCCGCTGCTATCGGATCATCGATCTCGGAACCCAAAAGGTCGAATGGAAGGGGCAGGTCAAAGCCCAGAAACAGCTTCAGGTTGTCTGGGAACTTCATGGCGAAGACGCTGATGGCAACCCGATGGTCATGGAAGATGGCCGGCCTTTGGTAGCTTCCCGCAAGTTCACCGCATCACTCGGGGATAAGGCCAAGCTCAAGGAGTTTCTGGTTTCTTGGCGCGGTCGTGCATTCACCGATGATGAACTGATGGGATTCAGCCTGCAGAACATTCTCGACAAGTGGTGCATGATCAACATCACGCACACCCAGAAAGGCGACAAGACTTACGCCAATGTCACCGGAGTTTCTGCGGTTCCCGCGGCGATCAAAAAGGCAGGGCTTCCCGAAGGCATCAATACCTGCGTCATGTTCGACATCGATAACCCCGACATGGAGTTGTTCGATACGTTCTCCGATTACCTCAAGGAAATGATTGTTTCATCTCCTGAGTGGCGGATGCGTGAGGGCAAAGATGAGCAGTTCGAGCAGCCTAAGAAAAAGCCGATGGACGATGACGGGGATGATATTCCCTTCTGATCGTGACCTGCTTTAACTGCCGTTGGAGTAAGTGGCATGAGAGGGGGCTGGCCTGTGGCCGGTTCCCTCGGTTTGCCGTAAAGCTTTGCGAATCATTCGAATACGAACCCGGAACCGACAGAGAGGAAAATAATGAGCCTGACCGTATCAAAAACACTCCATCCCGCTGAATCTACCCACTGGTACACCAAAAGCGGTCTTCCGGCCTATCAGGTCATGGGGAAAAACGGGAAGATGCGAAACACCACCCTGCGGGACGCCAGAACCGACGGTCTGATCCCGAGCGTCACGACGATCATCGGCTGCGCCGCCAAGCCGGGGCTGGATCGCTGGAAGCAGGAGCAGGTTCTGATGGCCGCCCTGACCACCGAACGGGTAGTCGGAGAGACTGAGCAGGATTTTCTGGCTCGGATCATGGAAGACAGCCGGGAACAGGGGAAAAAAGCCTCGGAACGGGGAACCCTCATTCACGCTGCAATAGAGGGCTTTTACGAGGGTAATGGCGTCGGGGACTACCCTAACCATGTCCGAGGGCTTGAGAATGCGCTGGTGGCCCATTTTGGCCAGCAGGAATGGCTTGCTGAGAAGTCTTTTGCCTCAGCATTTGGCTTTGGCGGCAAAACCGACCTTTGCGCACCCGGGATTGTAGTCGACGTCAAGACCAAAGAATTCGGTCCAGACAAGCTTCCAGAGGCCTATGATGAGCATCTGATGCAGCTTGCGGCCTACCGACTAGGCCTTGAAATGCCTTCCGCGGTATGCGCAAATGCCTTTGTCAGCGCCAATAACCCCGGCCTCGTTCATGTCGTAAAATGGTCGGAAGACGACCTGCAGAAAGGCTGGAGGATGTTTGAGGGTCTTCTCAAATATTGGTATGCAAAGACAGGGCTATGAATAAAACATGCCAGAGTTGCTTCAAACGGCCTGCAGTAAAGCAGGTCATTTCAAGCAACGGGAAAGCCAAGCTTTGGAAGTGCCAGATTTGCATTGATCGCAAGAATGAAAGCGATCTTTCTATCAAGAATAATGGTGGGAGGCTATGATGACTGATTGGGCTTATGTAGACGGAGAAACTCTTCATATCAATTGGGCGCAAGTTTTTGACCATGCCGAATATTATGATGCCGGCGATACTTCATTCGATGCGCAGCTTGGGAAATTGATATCTATGATTCATAGAGGGGCATTCGAACGAGGGTTTGAATCTGGCTGCAAGACAACACATCCTAAAGAAATTTTATTGGCCTACACAATGGGGAACGCATGAAAACCGAAGAACTCGATGACCTGATTAAGCAGGTTTACTTCTACTGCGAAAATAAAGACCCGAATGGCCTATACCCTGATAGAGATATCGACCTTCGGGAATTCGCTTCGAAGCTGCTTGCAGTCTATGAGGCTAAGACTAAGGTCGAAAGCCAAGCCCCTGTCTGCTCGTTGCTGTCAAAATCAAATAAATAAATTATTGAATTTGACGTAGACCACCAGCAATTTTAGTTTGCTGTGGAACCCTTAAATTCATTGCACTAAGGGCTGGACCAGCAGATCTTGCAGCCATAATTTCCTGCTCAGAAAGTTGTACAGGCAAAGCTTCAAATCTTTTCCTTGCGGAGACGTTTTCCATTCTCTCCTTGGGAATACCTTTAATTGCCTCATATACAAATTGAGCGGGAATTGATGCGGCCGCAGCGCCACCGCCAATAAGTCTTGGCAATGCTTTGGGGATCAATGTCGCAAGAGATCCGAGCCCACCAACGCCTTGAATTGCAGCGGTTGGAATATCGCCCTCTCTTGCAGCCCGAGCAGCTTCAGCAACTTGAAGGCCACCAAGTCCACCCATGATCGCGCCAGTGATTGGACCACCACCAAATAAACTAGACAGCTTACTAATTGCTTCAGACTTCTTGCCCTTAGAAATTAAATCTTCAATTTCTTGAATTTTTTTTGAAAAATTAACTTCAATTGTTTGTGTGGTAGCAGCTTTTGAAGATGAAAGTTCCTCAGCAACTTCTTTAGGAACCATTATTTGCCCCGGCTTGGCATCCGTTAATTCGTAATTGCCATAACCAAGATTGCCAATTATTTTTTTGTTTCTTATATCTTCTTCAATTAAACGCTTACCGCCAGTTGGAGATTCTTTTGTTTTATCTGTTGCAACATCAAGAATTGCTTCAGGAAGTTGATGTTTTTGACCGGCCTCAGCCTTCATCCAATTTTTTACGCCAGAATCACCTTCAATTTTAGGACCGGAAGCCCTTTGATATAAATCAAAAATATCTTGAACACTAGATTCCTTAAGACCACCGCCCAATTTAATTTGAGCAAGAAGTGAGGCCTCTTGAATTTTTCCTGCGGCGCGAAGATTATTTATTTCATTAATAACAGAAGAAATTGACTCTTTCTTGGGGAGACGTTTTTCTCCAATTCCTGCAGCCAAACCAGCGCCAGCACCCAAAATTGGATAAGTAACTTTATCAAAAACAGACTGCATTGATCCCGTCTTCCCACTAGATGACGGAAGATTAAATTCATCCGAAATGAATGGATTGTCTTTTGACAAATCCTCTTCCTTGCTTTCATTTTCAGCAAGAAATGGATTGTTTGCAGATAAGTCTTCTTGAAGGTCGCTCATTTTTTCATGGCTCCCAATGCTTTTTGGGCAGCAGATTCAACGGCAAACTCAAATTGTTTTTGCAGTCTTTTTGCGCTATCAGACATCACAAAATCTGTATAAAGTAATTTTGGATTTCTTTGACGTTCTTCGTAGTACATGGAAGAAATCATCTTATCGTATTCACTCTGAAGCCTAATTTTTCTGGCGGTATATGCCAAAAATTCAGGAGAATTTTTTTCATTACCCTTTACCGCCTGAACCATTTGATCCTCATAATTAGATACGGACCCCTTTAATTTTGCGGCCTGATCAAGAGCCATCTCCATTAACATTGATCTGACATTTTGAATAACTAATTGCTGCTCTTTAGGAAGATTTTTTTCAACAACCTCTTCTATGGGGAGCCTTGCTCTCCACTGACCAAGATGAAATCCTTCATTAAGAAAATTTGCAATAGTTTTTCCAACAAATTCTTGGCGCATAAGACCTATTGCATTAGGATTTTTAGTTACATAATCTTCTAACCTCTTTGCAATTGATATATTTTTATCTGCCTCTTTAATAACATTCGGAATGTTACTAACAATTTTATTGTTTTCCCTTTGATTAATCGCTTCTGTTTCAACATCAGCTTTAGCTTTTGATTCAGCAGAAGCTCTTTCTGAAGCAATTTGAGTTGTAGTCTTGGCTGTAAAAGGTTTTTCTTGACCAGCCTGTTGAGTAGGTTGCTGTCCAGACAACTGTCGAATATAAGCCTGCTTCATTTCTTCACGTATTGCAGGGTCTGGATGCTGCGCAATTTGAGCAAAAATATCTTGAGGATTACCTTGTAGATTTGCAGACGGTAAATTTGCAGGAGTTGAAGGAGCAGACGGCGCGGCAGAAGGAGTGCCTTGACCACGGAGGCTTGCTATTCTTGCCTTACCTTCTTCCGGACTAATTCGTTCATCAGCAACCATATCAAGAATGGTTTTTTCAGCAGAAACCTTATCTTCAATCTTGCCAAAGATATTTGCTCTTGCCGCATAAGCTTTAGCAGCCTCTCTTTGATCTGGAGAAAGCATCTCAATATATGCTTCAAGCGCTTTAATTGCATCAGGACGCTTTGCATCATCCTTCGCTAGATCAGCGATATATTTGAGCGCACTCTCTGGATTCATTTGAGCCATGACGCTCAAAATAGGAGCAACGCTTTGAGGGACGAGTCCTGTTTTCGCTTGAGCGCCACCAGATACGATTCCAGATACGCCTCCGGGCTGTTGCCCAGAAATCATTTGTCCAATGGCTTTTCTCAGATCTTGATTTTTTGCAAGTTCAATATCTTCTTTACGCATTCCAAGCTCTTGCATTTGAAGCTCAAGCTTCATCTTTGCAATATCAAACCTTGCCTGACGAGATTGAGCTTCTTGAGCGCCCATAGATCTAATACCGCCACTAAGGTTTTCTCCAAAAAATGGAGAAGAACCAATGCCGCCGGCGAAAGCCAGCATCATTTCTGCCGGACCACCAACTCGAGACTCAAGTGAGTCAATTAGTCTTTTCTGTTGCTCAACAAGCTGTATCCTTTGCTGCTGATATACAGCCTGAGCTTTTTCATATTCACTAGGCTCAGGCTTTGCGGCAGGAACAGCGGCCAAAGGAGCGGAAGGAACTGTCGTAGATTCCGCAGGAGCTACAGCTTGCGCAAGACCGCCTTGCTGATCAGTGATTGTGGTGTCGGCCATATTATTCTCTGTGGTAGGTTACTGATAAATCCAATCGTTCGATTCATCCATTGGATTGATGTAATCAGATTGTTCCGGAAAAACTATTGGATATTCACCATAAAAACCACCATCTTGAGCCTCCGCATCACCGCCGTATGTACCGCCGCCAGAAGTTTCTCCATAAAACCCGCCTTCTTGAGCCTCGGCGTCGCCACCACTAGTTGGAGTTGTGCTATAAATACTTTTGACAAAATCTGTAAGAGATTTTGGAAGCAATTCAGAAAGACCGGATATTAAATAATTAATCCTACTTTGATCTCCAGATCCAACGGGCAAAGCAAGGCCAGAAGCGGTGGTCAGATATCTAAGAATTTCAGAAAGAGGTGCCGGTGCATAGTAATCTTTAGTCATCGGGCCTGTTCTGATATTTTCCACAGATGTCGGAACATTAAAGCCTCTGAGAAGTGCCGATTGTTTCGTGGCTGCAGACATCGGATAATCAAGCATTGCCTGCTCATTAGCCTGCTGCTGCGCACCAAGGCCAGAAAGCACGTTCAGGCCGCCAACACCCTGTTCGTAGCCAAGCTTGCTTAATTCTCCAAGCCTTCCGGATGCGGCAAGATTAAGATCAGCCTGAGCCTTAGCCATCGCGGTTGCCTGATCAAAACCTTGGGCAAGATATTTGGCCTGAGCGCCAAGGATGTCTCGATTAACGTCTCTGGCCACATTCCCGTAAGTTTCCATGCCTCGCTTGCTGCCGAACTGACCGGAGCCTACAGCGCCCGCCGTAACGCCCGGGGCGAGGGTTTCACGGAACTGTCGCTGACCAAGCCGGTTCATCTCCTCAATCACGCTTTGCGTGTAAGGATTCATGTACTGGCTGACGTTCTGCATGAACGGATTAGTGGCAACACCTGTAGCGGTTTCTGTGGCCGTTTGCAGGGCCGGCTGGCCTGCCTGAATAGCACTTGGTGCCGCGGAAAAAGCCTGCTGCTGCAATGGGCTAAACCCGGCCACGCCGCCAGTCTGGACGGCCTGCTCTCCGGCCTGCGCAATTCCGCTCAGATAATTGCTATACCAATCCGGCGCAGTCGTTGTCTGCGTTTGCGTGGTCGTAACATCCGGAAGCGGAGATCCAATAAAACCATCCATTTTTTATCCTTTCGACTTCTTTGCAGCCTTCAAATAAGCCAATGGACTCTTGGCCTTTGGGGGGATTCTATCAGTAGCGGCAGACCTTTTATGGGAGCGGATTTCCTGCCGGAATTTGTCCAAAATCTCAGCGCCAGCCTTGCTAGACCCGTCTCCCAGAGCGGCCACGGTATCAGCATCAATGACATATTCGCCATCACTGAGCATAGTCGGAATATCGTCAGATTGACCGGTTCCCGGACCACCTACCGCAAAACCTCTGGTTTCATGCTTTTCATAAAGCTTTCCTTCAGGGCCGGGAACATGAACAGAGCCGCCAACCTTGTATCCTTTTTGACCAAGAACACTCGCAAGCTCTCTAATAATCTGGCCATAATCTTTTCCAGCCTGCTGCATTGGCTGGCCAGTAAACAGCAGATTTGATTGCGTCTGCGCAATAGGTGTTTGCCCACCGCCAAAAGTATCGGCAATATTTTGATTTTGAGTATTTTCTGTAATCCCGCCAAGACCGCCAGTTGTTTTTGTTCCGCTGGTAGTTTTTGTTCCTGAAGTTGATGTTGGCGTTAACATATATCCAGAAGTTGCCGCGTTATATCCGTATGGGTAAGCAATCGCAAAAAGCTCATCCCCCATCTGCTCACGAACTTCAGCCTCAGTCTGCTCCGGTCCGTAATATGTTCCAGAAAGCAGTTGATTTATCAGATTGGCATCATATCCAAGGCCTTCATATACCGAAGATGAAGTTGGGAATCCATCTGGATATGCTAGATCATACAAATCACCCAACTGCTCACGCGCTTCAGCCTCAGTCTGTTCTGAGCCGGCATAAGTGCCTTCGTAAAGCTGCTTAATAAGGTCAGAAGAATATCCCTCAAGATCTGTATATGCAGTAGGAGTTCCGTAAAAACCACCCTCTTGAGCTTCAGCATCGCTACTTAGGCTATAAGATCCATCGGTATATGGGGTGCTATACGAACTAATCTCAGGATTTTCAGTATCAGACACAGTCTGAATTTGCTGATTAACGCCCCAAGAATCACCAGCAATTGATTCCAATCCTTGCTTAATTAACGGAGAAGAAAGACCTTCTTTAATTAAAGTATTGGATATTGCCAAAGACGGATCTTGGCCGAGAGCCGCAGCGGTCAATCCAGAAGAAATTGTTTTTTGAAGCGTTGGATCTAGTTCGCCACCAAATTCTTTTACTCCAGACGTAACGAGAGATCCGGTAAGTCCGGATAATGCGCCTTGCTCAAAATCACCGCCTCTAATCTCACTAATAACGCCACTTGTAAGTCCTCTGCTAGCGGCATCCGTAATTGCTTTGTTTAAAACAGCATCTTCTACTCCAGCAGAAGTGAGAGTTTCAGATATTGCCGGAGAAATATTAGAAGCTACAAATGTTCCGGCTTGACCAGCCACATAACTGGTTCCTGCAGAAAGAACAATATCTTCTAAATCTCCGCCTTTAGCTGCGGTTATTGCGGCAGAAGTAAGCGGAGGAGGAATACCAATAGCAGCACCAGCTATTGATATTAAAGTTGGTAACGGATCTTCAATTACTGCTTCAACAGTATCTCCAACGTATTCAAGAGCGTCGCCTACAACGTCGCCAACATCCTCAACAACGTCGCCAACGGCTTCAAATACGTCGCCTACCGCATCACCAACATCTGAAACAAGATCGGCAACAAAACCCATTATTTTGTACCTCTAGCTGGGCCTACCTTAACAGTAACGCCAAAGCCATCTTTCAGCTTTTCGGCTCTATAACCCATCCCTTCTCTGGGAGGGTTTTTTGAAATCATCTTGAAAATACCTAAAATTCTTTCGTCCGAAAACTTTGAATACAAAGTATCAAACCCAAGATCGTAGGCATCTTTTATAAAGTTCATACTATTTTCTAAATAGTTTCTTGCAACATCGGCATTCAATGCCCTAAAAATTCCAACTCTGCCTTTTGCACGATGAACGATAAATAGCGTATTTCCATATCGGAATGTGCTTGTTCCCTCAAGGTTCATTTCTTTGACAATAGCCGCATACAATGTAGCCGGCGGATATGGAGATTTTGTCTCTTCCGCAGAGATCATCAAGATTGAATCTTCATCAAGCATCTGCTTTTTGCTATCGACTAACATCATTTCCTCACAGGATTAAATATTGCTGCGCTATAAATATTTCCCATGCCAGCAGCGATGCTCAATACATTTGACTGAAACGAATCTATGCGCTTTGACAAAAACACATTATCGTCATCAGTCCTGTTTTCAATCTCAGGAATAAAACCATCTCTCAAGTCTTTCAAAAGCAGCAATGTTTCCAAAAGACCGCTGGAACCCATTGTATGACCAATTTTTTGCTTATATGAAGTAGCAACAAAATCTTTCAAAGTCGCCGTTAAGGCATTTTTTTCGGATACGTTATTTGATTCTGTTCCGGTGCCATGTGTTTTTACTATGTTGATTTTTTCAACACTTTCTTTTGAATCTTCTATTGCACCATTTATGGCTTTTATAAATCCTTCTCCATTTTGATTTTGACCCATTGCATTTGTGGAGCATTCTGAAGCCGTATAGGCACCAACCAGTTCAGCTTGAGGGGTGTCGACCCACTTATTCAATACTTTCTCAGATTCAAATATTGCAATGGCAGCGCCTTGGCCAAGCCTGAATCCTTTATTTACAGAATCAAAAGCAGACGGCTTGATGCCATTATCTTCGTCTTTTTTGGTAATGCTGGCCTTAGATTCTCCAAAAAATTCCAAGACAGAATTAGATACTCCATCTTCTACGGTCAATACAATTACTCTGTTAAATCCGTAATGCCTGATCATGACCAACACATCCATCATGACTTTCAGGCTTGATGCGCAGGCGCTTGCATCGGTAGAAATAAAATCATTTACACCGAAAGATTGAGCAATTCTTCCCGCATATACCTGAGTAAGCGTAAGAGGCAAAAATTTGTATTGATAATTTAATTTATTGTCAGCGTATTTTCTGTGAGAGAGTCCAGCAAAACTAGAATTCCCGGACGCAAGAATAAATGCAGTTTTTTCTACTGAAGAGTTTTTTACTTTCTCAATAACTTCTTTTTCAAGAAGCATATTTACAATTTTATGGGGAACGTAAAAAAGTCCAGATTTAAGATTATCAAAAATGCTGGGAAGCACATGGACTTTTTGCGGATAAACAATATCTTCCAGCAACTCTACGTTGCCAGTTGAAATTGTATTGCTGTAAGTCAAATATGCTTTCATTTTATAGATGCTATTGCAGATTCAATTGATTCTGGCTCTCTAGTTTTATGCTGCATCAAAAGATCATAAAATTCTTGCAAACTATGGGGGCTCCACTCCTTACCAATTTCTTCACTAACCCCATATATTTCGCACAAATATATTCCAATAATCAGTGAATCCATACTGTCTATTCCAATTTCAGTCATCTTGTCTTCAAGGCTTTTAGCGCCATCAAAATTGACATGCAATGGCTTTGCAGCCTTAGCAACTTCATTGAATAGATCAATAAAATTCATTGTTTTGGATTAACCGCATTCACTACTTCAGATGCCCAATCTTGCCAATTCTCAAAAAGATAAGGATTCGGCAAGGCTTCATTTTGAAAGATATCAATAGCCATCAATCCAGTCGCAAAATCCTTCCAGTTTTCTTCAGGAACTCCAATCTGAAGATTTTGCGCCGCATACGCTTCAATCATTAGGCTCGACCAGTTGTCCCAAGATTGATACCTTGGATCGTAAACAACAGCAAGCGGTAACGGTCTGTTCATCAGTAGCCTCTGACGTCGCCAAAATCTGCATTCAAGAGCAGGTAGCCAAGCTGATAATTGCCGTTTTGCGTGTTGCTGACAAACTTCAGCCGCAATTCCCGTCTCTGCTCCTTGAGATCGATTTTATTCGTATTTGAATCAAATACATAGGGACCGGAGGTCTGATCCTGAGACTGCGCATACGGCCTACCCGTGACGTACATCTCCATCTCGCCGGTCATTATGAAATCTGGCTCAACCCGCTCAAGCCGAAGCCATCGATTTTCGCCTACCAGAGAGGGCTGGGACGGGCCGCCGGCCACAAGTCCCAGATCGCTGGTTTCGAACATGCTGAAAATGGCATTCAGATTTTGGCCTTTGACCTCATTGGTGCCAATCTCATGCTGCCAAAGGCTTACCTTGTCAGGAACGGTATCAAAATCAGCAGAAACCGTAGCGGTTGCTGTGCAGGCATCAGATAGCACAAGGTTGTAGAAACCCTGATAAAGCCCGCTCATGGTCGTTGTCGAGCCTACCGTCTGGCTTGTGCCTATCGTATAGGTGCCAGCGCCTCCAGTGCCTGATCCGTAAGCCGTAATCGTAGTTCCGGCGGTAACTCCAGTTCCAGAAATTACTTGACCGACTTTAATAGTCCCGGTATTCAATACCGAAACGGTCAGCGTGGTACCGGATATAGTCGCATCAAAGTTCGATGAACAAGGTTGAACCTCAGTAATCGTTGTTCCGGAAGGAACTCCAGTGGCAATCAAAAGCAGATTTGCCGAAATAATTTCACTGATCGCGGTAACTACAACATTTGAAGTGTTTAGCGTGACGATGTTTTGCGTCAAAATAGTGGTCTGGACAGAAAGATCCTCTCCGGCCATTACAGGATAAGCAAATACTTGGGAGAAGTATCCAGCAGTTCTATAAGCCCCCAGAGCAGAGCCGGCGTCATACCAAGTTCCCTCTCGCACGTTGTAGATGATTGCATCATTGCATTCTTCTGAATCGCCTCGAGGATAGAACCACCAGATTTCACCGAAACGCGGGACTTTTGTAGCCCAAACTTTTTGACGCTGAGAATAATTAAGGTTGTCAAAAAACCAGTTCTGGTTCATTGCGTTTGGAAGCTCTTTGATCGTTCCGCCGTATAGCAAGAACCTATCAACGCCAATCCAATAATAGATGCCGTCATACTCAATAACGCACTGACTTGAAAGAATCGAAGTATTGCCGATGGTATCGTAGCGCCAAAAGAGTGTCTGAGCGCCTACGGTGGTAGGGGCATAACTTACTTTGATCAAGCTATCCAGCGCCCAGAATAGGCCTGATGGCGCGTTTGATCCGCCGCGAACGGGTAGGCCTTTCACAACCTTTTGGCTTGATACGTTCGTCTCGTTAGCGTCTGCGCTGTTCCAATCAAACACATTACCTGCGGAGCAATTCTTGATCAGCCCGTTGTCACCGTAGACAAATACATAAGGATGCAGCGCCACAACGCCGCCCGCAACCTCAATAAAATCATTAGTCGGGGAGCTTCCCTGACTATCTTGCAATGGATACATAACATCGCCGGTAGGACTGCCAGCCAAAACAGCCGAAGGAATGGTGTTATCAATTGCATTCAGATTTTGGCCGGGATGCGCAAGAACAAGATTATTGTTGCCGCCAGTTGCATCAAAAAATCCATCAAACTGCCAGAGATTCAAATTGCTTGGATTAAAACCATCATCAACAGTAGCAATATCAACAGAGAATCCGGAGCCGGTTCCGCCAATATCACCATTGTTTGCAGATAACTGCTCGCCAACAACATAACCATTACCTGATGCAGTAATGGTCACTGAAGTGACTACATTGGTAGCCACAACAACGGTAGCTTCCGCTCCGGTGCCACTGCCGCCGGTCAAAGGAACACTGTTATATGTTCCATTGGTATATGAAGATCCGCCAACAATATTGCTTGTGGTCAGTATCGGACCACCGAACGAATACTCAATAATTCCAGATCCAATACCGCTGTTATCGCATTCAAATCGCTGAACGCCGTCACTATATCCGTTATAAATCCTGTTATATCCATCAGCGGATTCAACATAAATGCCGCGAGAATAGCCATCAAATTGATTGGTCATCTCACGATAACCACCAATCTTTCTTGGTCTACCGCGCTGAAACCTTACCCACTGACCATCGACATAGAACTGCTTATCAAGAACAGTCCCATCCCGTTGAATGCCAGACTTGGTATCTAGCGCAAATACTTTTTTGGTCATGTAAACGTGCCGCCAGAAATTCCACCGGAGAACGTGCCGGTTCCAGTAATTTTAATACCTGTCGCAGAAACTTCTACGATCTCAGATCCAATAATTGCAATATTAAATTCACCAGAAGTTGCTCTATATATACCGGTAGAAGCCTCGCTACCAAAATTCAATGAGGGAGAAGCAACGGTTCCATCAATCAAACTAATTGCTGTAGATCCAGCAAGAACTGTATTTGCATTTACAAGATTGATTGAGTCGCAAATAAGCGTTGCCTGCTGTCCAGCACTGATTGTGGCATCACCGCCACCAGAAACTCCGGTTGATATCGTTACCGTATAGTTCGACGGGCCTCCAGATGTAGAATTCTGGATGTAATAAACTTGAATGGTAGGCGGAACAATTATTGTCACGTTGCCAGTCAAATCACCAACACTGACATACTTTTGAATGACGTTAGAAGCCTCTGAAGACGTCAGAGTATAAGTTCCGGTATCTACTGTTTTTACAAGTTGGGAGAAATTAAACTGCGTATTTTTCCCAAGGCCTACCGTATAGAAAGCCGTTCCAGAGCAAGCAATGAAGCATGAATCAGAGGGCTGAAGTGTAATACTTGCAGAGCCATTGATCTGATTGCCGCCACTACAGGCAATCGTCAAAAGCCCTGTTCCAGCGTTTCTGACTTGCGTAAACCAGTTATTTGCAAGGGTGGATGCAGCAGATAGGGTAAACGTGCCGGCACCACCGATCCATGCCTGAAGGCCCGCTCTTTCAGTTACGGTTAAAGTCGTATCGTTTGAATAAGTTGTGACTTCAGACGATTGATTCAGGGTGGTTCCGGATGCCATCAAGCCATATCCGGCAAGAGTTGCTGCATCTGCACTTGAAGTACCTACACCGAAAGCTATGATCCCCCAAGTTCCTTCTTCGTCGGGATTGTCGGTGATGTAGATATACTTGGCTTCACCAGCAGCAATTGAGATGATCGTATTTGCGCCGGCATAATCCTTGACTACAAAGGTATTCGCGCCTACGTTCCTAATCAGGGCATCATTGCCAACGGAAGTCTGATTGGCCGGCGGCATCCAAAGCTCAAGGCTTCCCGCGGAGGCAGTAACCTCCATAATCCTAGCGGTAAAGTCATCGGTAGCATTGCCATTGATTGGCCATTCCAGTTGAGTATCAACCGAGATGGTGAAAGCACGATAAGAAACGTCTGTCGGCTGGACTACGTTTCCCGTAAATGGCGAGTTATAGCTCATGATCAGGTATCCAATGCACTAGCTTGTCTGTCGGCAATTCTCTGAACGTCTTCAGTCTTCAGGGAATTGATCACTTGCGCATATTGCGCTTGCCACATCGGAATCCGCTCATCGTTTTTCAGGAACGGCATTGCCTGAAGCAGAGTTCCGTAGAGCAACGCTTGCGGCGCATAAATCGTAAACCAGTTTGTCTGGTTTGAAGAATCCAGCGGCTGAACGCGCTCGTAGTAGACAACTTCGAACGAATAATCATCAGCAGGAGTGGGCGCTACCAGCCAATGCGTATAGTCATAATCAGCGTAGTATTTCGGGACTCCAGTGGCAGCCGGATCTGGAGCGTATTCCCTCAGATATTCATACTTTCGCAGCAAAACAGGATATCTCTGCCCGTCAACCGTCACGTTCATAGAGACGGTTTTACGCCATCTGGCAGGCTTATCGATGGTTGCCTGAGCCTGAACCATGTTGCTTTCCTGAACCGTCAGATTGCCAAGAAACTTGATGTCATTGGCGATGACCTGCTCGGCCAGCATGATAAAAGTCGGGATCTTCTCGATGGTTTGGATATCGGTACGTTCCAGATAGGACTGGACATCCAAAACCAGCGAGTCATACGTCATTACAGCCGCTGTGGTCATTTTCTACCCCTAAACAAACGGTCTAGTACCCTGTTTGTCGATAATCAGCTTGGAGTTGCGAGGCGCTGCTTCCGGCGTATTTGGCACCGAAATGTGCGTCCATGAGTCAAATTCTAGGATAATCTGGTCAAATGGGATAGCGGCCTTGATGCAGGTTTCCACTACTTCCCGAGGCTTCATCCCCGGCACCCGAATATCCGCTGCGCAGCCCAAACGGTGCTGGCTGGTGTCCTTGGAGCCCACCGAGTCGTTGACCTTCTTCGACCGGAACCCACTGTTGATCATCACCGGCTTGCCACCAACCGCAGTCTTGACCTGCTGAAGCAGGGAAGCCAAACGACGTAGGTTCTCAATCTCTTCCTCATTCGGGCTGTTATCCCAACCGTTACGGTCAGCAGCCTCGGAGCGGGTAAGCTCCTCAAGGGTAAAATTGGCGGAGAGGGAGATGGTCATTCCTTGGCCTTCTTCATGCCGATGATTTTTTCCATCGTCCTGCCACCAAAATAAAATGACATTATGACCATTCCCCAAGTTCCTAATAGCTCGACGTAATTGTTGTTGACCTCAATATCCCATGCAGACATAAGACCAAAAGCGGTGTAAGTAATCAAAATAAATACCAGCGTCATAGGTCGGATGTTCTTGGACAGCCAGCTATCGCTGCCCATATCAGCCTTGAGGCGTTCTGTCAGTTCGTGCTGCTCGGTTACATCGGCGTTAAGTTGCGCCAGTTCACCATTTTGCTGCATCTCCAGCAGCTTCAATTTGGCCTGTTCCGCAGCCTGTGCGTCAGGGAAGAACTTGTCAATCAGCTTTGCGCCAACGGATAAAAGTGCGGGAATCGGGATCATGTTTACCTCGCAGTGTGAACTTCGCTGTCACCCTTCTTGACTACGACCTTATCGCTTTCCACAGATACAGACATGGGGTCGCGGTCAGCCATGCGGTCAAGACGTTCAATGAGTTGCTTCATGACTTCAAATTCCGGCTTCTCCTGCTTAGGAGTAGCACCGGCAATGCCGTTCATCATGGAAATCAAAGCGGTCAACGAAGCGCCAAGCAGCCCCATCACCGCAGCCATTTTGGATTCTTCAAGCACAATAGACGCTCCGACACCTACGCATACGATGAGCGTGATGTAGAAAAGCCCCTGCTTACCGATAGTCTTACCGGCGACTTCTTTTGCCGATTCCGGATGAACAACTGGATCACTCATTTTCCAGAAATCCTTGTAACAATGCCCGCCCAAAGCGCCGCGCCTAATGCCACAAATACCGCGGCTATCAATGCCATAGTTCCGTAGTCTGAATATTTGCGAAGCCTTTTACCAAAGCGTAAGTCTTCGCGGAATTCTTCCACGGCACTTGGATCATCAATATCAACACCAAGGATTGCAAAAACCTTCTTTACGGACTTGTCTGCAATTTCTTGGCACTGAGGATTGGACGGGCATTCCATTTACTCTTCCTTTTTATCTAGTGCATCTTTCAGCATTTTGAAAAACGCATCTCGACCAACCTGAAGTTGATCTACGTTAAACCTTGCGGAAGCCAATTTCCTGTCTAAATCCGCGACGTGATGAATCAAATTTTTTTGCTCATCGGTCATCGCATCAATATCATGTTCAATTCCATCTATGAAAACGGCATTTTTCGTGTCTTTAGCCATTTATTTCTCCTTTTGACTTACATTTATCAAAATGCCAGCGACTCATATTTGCAGAATCGCCAACCTTATAGCAGTAAGTGCATTCGACCCTCTTTGCCGTAAGTCTTGCTTGTCGGATTTTTTCCCTAGCCGCATCGCTATGAGTGTTACCCCACATTGGATTATTTTCTCCAGAGAAAGCAATAGACAACTTTATCTTTTGTGACTCTGATATTACAGACCCTTTTTTTCCAAGAGATATATTTTTGCACTCTTGTGGGCTGCGCTTTCTACCTATAAGACTATTACTAATATTGTTTTTCCAAGCCTGTGGTCTCGCGCCATATTTCTTCCCAGACTTAGCAATACTGAGCTTTAGCTTTGCTTCTTCAGACATTGGGCCTTTTTTACTGCCAACTTGTGACAATGACATCTTAGCTTTGCTCTCATCTGAATGTCTAAACCCAGAAGCTCCCTCACCACCATCAGTAGCGTTCGCCAAAACAATTCCCAGCTGTCTTAACTGACTAATGCGCTCCATCTCAACAAGAAACGCCAACTCCTCGTCGCACTTATCTATGACTAAACGTACCGAATATCCACCGGCCTTATTAACAACTCGATGCCAGTAAACATTTCTACCTGATTTTGTTTTGTGTCGTTTACCGCTACCTTTGCCAACATAAAATATTGCTCCAGTATCTGGCCTAATGTGTTCATATACGTAAAAGTTGGAGTCCATAATTAAATGCTGATAGGGGTCTTTTCGTTTTTACCCATCTCAGTTTCTCCTTACTTTTGGTTGATAGGCTGCGTCGTGATAATACGCAGTACTGCTACTCCAACAGAGATAACCAGCATCACCAAGCCCGTATTAGCAGGGCCGACTAGCTGAGACACGACTGACTGAGACTGTTCCAGAATTCCGCCCACAGCAATCAGGACGGAAAACCAGATAGTTTTGGATTTAAGGTAATTCATGCGGCTGCGGTAATTACAACGTCCGCTTCACCGTCCTGTTGAACGGCGCAATCCATCTGTTCGATTAGCCAAGTGGTCATTTTTTCTCCAGTGCCGTTTTGTAAGCAGCAATAACTTCAGGTGTCCATGCCGTGTCGCAGATTGCCGCAACCTTTTCCGGCACATCAGTCAGGTCATGGCAGTCCTAGTGCTTGTTTGAGTGCTGCAAGGTCAGCAGGGCTTGCTAGGATTTGTTCTGCCAGCGTAGGTGCTGGCGGCATGATAGGGTAGATAAACTTAACCACTGCACCGTCAACGTAAGTGTCGCTCGCGGTAGTATCGTCTGGAACATCTACCCAAATAAGGTCGGGATGTGCAGGAAATTCAGCGTCACAGACTTCTAGTATTTGCGTTTTATTTGTCAGGGCTTTTTTCATTTAATCACCTTAATAGTATTCATAGACAACACAAATACCAGAGCCGCCAGCGCCGGAATTAGCTGCTGTAGAACCCCCGCCACCACCACCACCTGAATTAGCTCCGGCAGCAGCAGAATAAGTCCCACCGCCTTTCCCGCCGCCAGCGTTATATGAAGGTGTAGTGCCACTTGTGTCTGACCCAACATTCCCCGCCGCGCCGCGCATGTGATATACGCCGCCAGTGCCACCAGAACCACCAGCGGCTGGAGCGCCGCCAAAATTTCCCCGCGTTCCTCCAGCCGCGCCTGCGGCAGTCATTAGCGCGCCAAAAGATGTAGTCCCACCTGCATTTCCGTCAGCAGAAGTATTCAAAGTTACCGAAGCCCCGCCAGCGCCAATAGTCACTGTTTGACTAGCGCCTATCGTCGCAGCCGTAAATATTCCCCACGCTTCTTCGCCTTCACCACCGCTTGCGCCATACCCGCCAGTAGTAGAACTTGCACCAGATGCGCCACCAGCTTTTATATAAACTAAGGCGTAAGCAAGCCCCGTTGGTCTGGTATACGTGCCACCAGCCGTGAATACTTGCGTTGTCACCGTATTTAACGCCAGCGTACCAGTCTTAGTGGGGAGGGTAATTGTTCCAGTGTTTGTGATTGCCGATATGACCGGAGATGCAGTAAATGTAGCCACGCCAGTAACGCCAAGCGTCCCATTTACATCCAGCTTATAACTTGGCGAACTCGTCCCAATCCCCACATTACCGGAGGAGTCGATACGCATGC